ATGAACAAGGTTGGTTCTAAAGCAGCCCCTTCTAAGCAAGACTTCATCAATTCCGCTAAGACAGCTAAGAAGAAGAAGAAATGACAGCAGCTTGGCAGAAGAAAGAGGGAAAGAATCCCGCTGGTGGTTTAAATGCCAAGGGTAGGGCAAGCGCAAAGGCAGAGGGCATGAACCTCAAGGCTCCAGTAAAAACAGGAGACAACCCAAGACGCGCCTCATTCTTGGCTAGGATGGGCAACATGCCCGGCCCAGAGATGAAGGATGGGAAGCCCACACGCTTGCTCCTTAGTCTTAACGCTTGGGGAGCATCAAGCAAGGCAGATGCAAAGACCAAGGCTAAGAACATTTCAGAAAGAAACAAATCGAAATGAAGAACCAAACACATTACTTGCCTTCTGGTAAGGTTTATACAGGCGCTACCCACAAGACAGGCAATGTGTTGATGACCGGCGCTAAGCACACCCCGTCTAGCAAAACCTTAACGCACACCCCTCCTCCTAAAAAGAAGAAATAAACATGGCTACAGAAAAACCAGTGGTATTTGACGAAGAAACCAACGAAGAGAAGGAAATCGTTGAATGGGTGGTTGGTCATTTAAACAGATGGCGCGACTACCGCGATGTTAACTTCCTGCCTGATTGGGAGGAGTATGAGCGCATCTTCCGTGGTCAGTGGGCCTCTGAGGACAAAACCCGCGAGAGCGAGCGTAGCCGCATCATTAGCCCTGCCACGCAGCAGGCTGTGGAAACCCGCCACGCTGAGGTAATTGAGGCTATCTTTGGTCAAGGCGACTTCTTTGATATTAAAGACGACATCAAAGATGTAGATGGCAACCCGATGGATGTGGAAGCCATCAAGCAACTGCTGGTTGAAGACTTCAAGCGGGACAAGATTAAGAAAAGCATCGACCACATCGAGCTGATGGCTGAGATTTATGGCACTGGTATTGGTGAGATTTCTGTCTCTTCCTACACAGAATACAAACCAGCCACGCAAGCCATGCCCAACATTCAAGGGATGGCAGCTATTGGAGTACAAGCCTCTGAGCGAACCTGCGTTAAGCTAAAGCCTGTCAATCCAAAGAACTTCCTCATTGACCCCAATGCAGATAGCATTGAAGAGGCGATGGGCGTAGCTATTGAGAAGTATGTGAGCATCCACAAGATTGTGGAAGGTATGGAGAAGGGCATTTACAAGAAGGTGGATATTTCCACTTCTGGTGAAGACAGCGACTTAGAGCCCACCCAAGAGCTTTCCTACTACCAAGACGATAAGGTACGCCTCATCACCTATTATGGCCTTGTTCCTCGTGAATACCTCACGGCTCTAAACGGCGACACTACGGATGTTGTTGATTTATTCCCTGAAGACAGTGTTGCTGATGAATATAGCGACATGGTGGAAGCAATCATTGTTATTGCCAACGACAGCCAGCTCCTGAAGGCTGAAGAGAGCCCCTACATGATGAAGGATAGGCCTGTGGTGGCTTATCAAGATGATACAGTTCCCGGACGCTTCTATGGACGAGGAACGGTTGAGAAGGCCTACAACATGCAGAAGGCCATTGATGGTCAACTTCGTGCCCACATGGACTCCTTGGCCCTTACAACGGCTCCTATGGTTGCTATGGACGCTACGCGCCTGCCACGAGGTGCTAAGTTTGAGGTGAAGCCCGGTAAAATGCTGCTCACCAACGGCCCTCCATCAGAAATCATCTATCCCTTCCACTTTGGTCAAAGCAACCAAGATGCTCCTGCTGCGGCTCAAAACTTCGAGCGCATGCTGCTGCAAGCTACAGGCACAGTGGACAGCGCTGGTTTGCCTTCTGCCACTCAGCGGGACGGACAAGGCCAAGGCATGTCTATGGCAATGGCGGGTGTTATCAAGAAGTACAAGCGTACCCTTGTAAACTTCCAAGAAGATTTCATGATTCCGTTCATTTACAAAGCTGCCTATCGCTATATGCAGTTTGACCCAGAGCGTTATCCGTCTGTAGACATGACTTTTATCCCTACAGCTACGCTTGGGGTGTTGGCACGAGAGTATGAACAGCAGCAAATGATTGGCCTTTTACAAACATTAGGCCCTGACACCCCTGTCTTGCCTGTGCTGTTGAAGGGAATCTTGGCGAATAGTAGCCTTTCTAATCGTGCAGAGCTGATGGCAACCCTAGATCAGATGAGCCAGCCCTCTCCAGAGGCTCAACAGGCTGCTCAAGAGAAAGAAAAGATGCAGATGCAACTGGTTGGTGCTCAAACGGCTGATTTACAGACAAAAGCACAGAAACAAGCAGCAGAGGCCCAGCAAATCCAAATGGATACTCAATTGGCTCCTCAATTGGCTCAAGCAAAGCTCACAGCGGCCCTTGCAACCAACTTAGACGATGCCAACGAGACAAAAGACTTCGAAAGACGGGCTCGTATCACTGAACTTATGCTAAAAGAGAAGGATTTAAGCATAAAAGAGCAAGATAGTATACGAAATGAGCGTATTACCATGCTCCAAATGAATAAAAATGCTTGACAAACTGTTGTAAAAATGGTACAATGGCGGCATAGAAACAACAAGGATAAAGCCAATGGCTCCTGAATTACAAAAGTATTATGAGGAAACCTTTTCCATGATGGCTACTGAAGGATGGAAGCTGCTCATGGAAGACCTCTCACAGCTTAAAAACACAGTTAATGAACTGTCAACTGTCAGCGATGCACAAATATTATTTCATCGACAAGGCCAGCTCGACATTCTTAACTTGCTTTTAAACCGCAAGGAAGCGTGTGCACGCGCATACGAGGAGCTACAAGAATGAAAAGATTCTTCGACTTCAAGTGTGCAAATTCTCACATTTCCGAGCAACTAATAGACGATAACTTACGAACCATTTCCTGTAAAAAATGTGGTGAAGAAGCAACTCGTATAGTATCTACCCCGCGAATTTCGTTAGAAGGCATTACAGGTGCTTTCCCCGGAGCAGCGGATAAATGGGTACGCAACCGGGCTGAAAAGCTCAAACAAGAACAAAAGGCAAATGCGTAAAGCATTCTTTTAAATTTTCCTAAAACCCTTATGGGCAGGATGAAAGGGACGGTATGGCAATTATTGATGAAGAAGTGTTTACTAGTGAATTTGACGCTGTAGAACAAAAAGAGGCGGCAGAAGCCCCTCCTCCTAAAAGCAAGATTCCTTCTAAGTATGAAGGCAAGAGTCTTGAAGACATTGTGACGATGCACCAAGAGGCTGAGAAGCTGATTGGTAGACAAGCACAGGAAGTAGGAGAAGTTCGTAAGCTGGCAGATGAGCTTTTAAAACAGAACCTCTACAAAAAAGAAGAGCCTGCTGTAGTAGAAAACGAAATTGACTTCTTTGAAGACCCAAAGAAAGCCGTTCGTGAAGCAGTGGATAAGCACCCAGATGTATTGGCAGCTAAACAAGCAGCAAGCCAATTTAAACAGATGCAAACGCAGGCGATGCTCCAAAAGAAACATCCCGACTTTGCTGATGTTATTCAAGATGGTGAGTTTATCAATTGGGTGAAGGGTAGCAACTTGCGTATGCAGATGTATACACAAGCTGATTCAGCCTTTGACTTTGAAGCTGCGGATGAACTTCTTTCTACATACAAACAAATTCGTGGTGTAAAAGCAACACAAGCACAAGAAGATAGCACGATCGTGCTAAAAGCTAGCTTGAAAGCTGCTTCTGTAGACACGAGTGGAACTGGTGAGTCTCCAAGGAAAGTTTATCGTCGTGCCGACCTTATTCGTCTTCGCATGACCGACCCAAACCGCTATGAAGCTCTTGAGCCTGAAATTCGTCAGGCTTATGCTGAGGGACGGGTTAAATAATCGCGCTAACGCGCTCATAAAGGAAAATTTAAAATGGCTTTAGGTACAGATCACGTCACAACGACGACAGGCGCAACGTTCATCCCCGAAATTTGGTCAGATGAAATTGTTGCAACTTACAAGAAAAACTTGGTTCTCGCCAATCTGGTTAAAAAGATGGCATTCAAAGGCAAGAAAGGTGACAGCGTTCACATTCCTGCTCCCACTCGCGGTAATGCTTCGGTTAAAACCGCTTCTGCTCAAGTTACGCTGATTGCAGCTACTGAGAGCGAAGTTGTTGTAACCATCAACCAGCACTACGAGTATTCGCGTCTGATTGAAGATATTGTCGAAGCACAGGCTCTGGCCTCGCTCCGCAACTTCTACACGGAAGATGCTGGCTACGCCCTTGCTCGTCAAGTGGATAGCTCCCTGATTCAATTGGGTCGTGCTGTTAACGGTGGCGGTTCTACTGCTGCTTACAACGCTGCTTTCTCTGGTGCTGATGGTACTACCGCTTATGTAGCTGCTGCCAACACTGGTTTAGGTGCTCTCACTGATGCAGCTATTCGCCGTTCCATCCAGCGTTTGGATGACAACGATGTTCCGATGGACAACCGTTTCCTGATGGTTCCTCCTTCCACTCGTAACACCCTGATGGGCATTGCTCGTTTCACTGAGCAGGCTTTCGTGGGTGAACAAGGTGGTAGCAATACCATCCGTAATGGTGAAATCGGTAATGTGTATGGTGTGCCAGTTTTCGTGACTAGCAATGCTGAATCCACTACTGGCTCCACTGCTGCTAAGGCTTGCCTGTTAGGTCATAAAGACTTCGCAGTGTTTGTTGAGCAGATGGGTGTGCGTTCACAGACTCAGTACAAACAAGAATACCTCGGTACTCTGTTCACTGCTGACACCCTGTACGGCGTTAAAGAACTGCGTGACGGCTCTGCTGTTGCGCTGATCGTTCCAGCTTAATTGAGGGTTAAAGGGGGCTCCTACGGGAGCTTCCTTTTTATAACGGGCAAGGCTCTTTACAAAAAGGAAATATTATGGCTAAATTTAAATGCATTCACACAGGCTGTGTATATGAGTGGACAGAAGAAGAAACAATTGCTACAATGCGTAAGCATAGCGAATACAAGGAAGTTGTAGAAGCGCCTGTAGAAGAGAAGGCTCCTCCTAAGAAAGCAACCAAGGATGAGAAATGAGACGAGTTTCTGTTGGCAATGTTTTAACAGCCAATACGAAAACCACTGTCTACACTGTCCCTTCTAACTACTCTGCTCAGTGGGATTTGCTCTATGTTACTAATCACACTGGAACAAACAAAACAGTGAGTGTTTGGTGGTATGACAAAAGCAAAAACTTAGAAATTACAATTATTGATGCCTACCAAATAACAGCTAGAGAGTTTCTAAAGTTTGATGGAAACGCCTATGTAATTCTAGAAGATGGCGATGAAATTAGAATTACAACTGAAACTGGCTCAACCATGAGCTCTGTTAATTCCTTTGATCTAAACCCCGCTAACAGCACCTCTTCGTTAAGTTAAGGAAATTTATGACAATCTTTAGAGGAGCAGGAGGGGGCGGTAACGCTGATTCCGATTCTGAAATTAATGCCTTAACCCTTATTTCTAATGAGGCAGAGGCTTCCGCTACAGCCGCCGCTGCCAGTGCCGCTGCCGCATCCTCCAGCGCTTCTGCTGCTTCTTCTAGCGCTTCTTCTGCCGCCTCCAGCGCTGCTAGTGTAGGAACTGATGCCACAGCCGCTGCTGCCAGTGCCTCAGCCGCTTCCTCGAGCGCTTCGGCAGCTTCCACAAGCGCCTCCAATGCCTCTACCAGCGCAAGCGGAGCATCCACATCGGCAACCAACGCTGCTGCCTCAGCCAGCACAGCAACCACGCAGGCAAGCAACGCCAGCACATCAGCAACTAACGCAGCGGCTTCTGCTTCTACAGCTACCACTCAAGCAAGCAACGCTAGCACATCTGCAACCAACGCAGCCACCAGCGCCTCTGGTGCGTCCACAAGTGCCACCAACGCCGCTACCAGTGCTTCTGGGGCGGCTACAAGCGCTTCTGCGGCATCTGGCAGTGCTTCCACAGCCTCTACACAGGCCAGCAATGCTAGCACATCTGCAAGCAATGCAGCCACTAGTGCTACAAACGCAGCAAATAGCGCTACACTAGCAGCTTCCTACACACCCTCTCAAACAGGGCAGTCCGGTAAGTTTTTAACAACTAACGGAACAGCAACTAGCTGGGCAGCGGTAGATGCCTTGCCTTCACAGACGGGCAACGCAGGGGAATACCTCACCACTGACGGCACAACAGCTTCGTGGGCAGCAGTGGTTTCTGGTGCAACAATCAGCAACGACACAGCCACAGCCAGCAACCTCTATCCTTTATTTGCAGCAGCCACTAGCGGTGTTCCAACAACCGTCTACACCAGCAATGCTAAGTATTTGTACAAGCCAAGCACAGGCGAGCTGCAAGCCTCTCAATTAGTGGCCTCCAACGGCTTAGTAGTTAATTCAAACACCGTGGCAGCAAGTTACAGCATTCCAAGCGGCAGCAGCGCCATGAGCGCAGGGCCAATGAGCGTGTCAGGTGGGGTAACAGTAACAGTACCTTCGGGTTCAAGATGGGTGGTTTTATGAGCTTAATTTTAGACGGCACAAACGGCCTTTCGGATGTAGACGGCACAGCAGCCGCCCCTGCTATTCGTGGCACTGATGCCAACACAGGCATCTTCTTCCCTGCGGCTGACACCATTGCTTTTGCTGAGGGTGGTGCGGAGGCGATGCGGATTAATAGCTCTGGCAATGTGGGGATTGG